CCAAGCATACGCTGACGTCTGCTCCAGAGAGGAAATTCTTGAAGTAGGTTTCAACTGTAATTCTGGTTACACGTACATTGCTCTGGAGAGCACTTTATCAATCTGCTCCATGCTGGGAAGGGATGTTGAATTCTTGGTAACAGATTTCAATGACGGAGAAGAATACTTCTTTGACAGCTACGAGGAAGCGGAAGAATTTATGTCAAACCTTAATAACTAAAAACATGGGAGCACGTTACGAATCAAAACAGATACATGTAGCAGACGTTGTAGTTGATGTTGAGTACGAAGTTACTTTTGAAGCTGGGTACTTACATGATGGGGATGGACATGGGCTCCCTCCTTCTCTGGAGGTGGAGATAATGGGAATCTTCATAGGTGATGTTGATGTCTACGATTTGGTAACTTTCTACGCAAAGGACTTACACCAGCACTTGCTTGATTGTATTACTGAGGACCTACATTCTTGAAACAATTTAATACCTTAAAAATATGTCACACACACAAACTTACAAAAGCAAGGACGTTACGCTTTCCAGCTCTGGAGATATCATCTGCAAGCCTTACACCTTGATGCTTTCAATCAATCAATCTGTGAACTTGGAATTGCTCTTGGAAGCAATTTGCTCAAAAGAGTACCCGGACCTACTTTGGTATTTAGAGCACTGGAAGAAGTCCGGATTGATAACGGAATTAAACGAAGCAATGAAAACAGCAAAATACCACGTGCATGAAAACAAGACCCGAGAACTCTAAATTCATTTGTGTACAGTCATCCTGCTTAATAGATAAGGCGCAAAGCTGGGAGGAAGTAGCCAGACATATCCACTTCGAAAGTCAAAAAATAAAAAAAGAAAAAACACAATACATGGAAAGAACAGCAATCAACAGAGCCATGCAACTCGTCCGGGAGGAAATAGGGAAGCAGGACAAAGACCTCTCAGCACTATACGTAGAGCTGATTGAATTACTGGAAGTAGAACGTCAACACTTGGAGCAGGCTTACCGCTGGGGCTTCACAGATGGTACCCGGTACACCAATGGAGTACCTACATTCTATGTCACAGCAAACCATTATTTCACAAAGAATCATTTGCAATAAAAAACAATATGAATACACAACCAATAACCTACAGTGATGTCATTGATATCACGAGCGGAGAGTTCAGCAAGAGCAGGCTTGAAGCATTAAGTAACACGTTCATCGAGAAGATGGAAGAAGGAATTGATGACCCCATGAGCATTCTTGCTCAACTGGAATTCCTTTCGCAAGTCATTGACAAGGTGAAAGTAAGAGCACGACAATTAACAGTGGATGAAATTGCTCGCTACGGTGATGAAGCAAAGCAGGGAGTAACGCTCTACGGAGTAACCATGAGATTGAAGGAAGCCGGAGTAAAGTATTACTTTGACCACAATGAGCTCTGGAACACTATTAAAGGAAAAGAGGATGCAATAGCACAGCAAAGGAAGGACCTTGAAGCAATACTGAAAACAATTTCAAAGCAGACCTCATTCATCAATCAAGAAACCGGAGAGATACATGAGCTGGCTCCGGCAAGAAAGTCCAGCACCACAACAGTAGAAGTAACACTTAAAAAATAAAAACAATGAGCAAAGTATCAAAAGTAAAGTTCACGCAAGCGAATGGAACATTCAAGGACATGAAAATCACAGAAGTAGAATTTGAGAATGGAGATTGCGGTAACAATTACCACAAGTCCGAGAATACCAAATTCCAAGTAGGTAAAGAATACATTTACGAGATTGGAGGAACTGGAAAGAATCCATCTATTAAATTCATTGGAGAACCAACAGAGGTAAGTGCTCCAGCTCCAGCTTCTTCTTCATCTTCTGCTCCTGCTCCAAAGTCTTTCGGCAAGTCCCCAGAGGAAAGCAATCGCATAGCACGAATGAACGCTCTTACCAATGCTATCAACCTATGTATAGCACAGCAGGGAGTGGATAAGACACAGAACTTCCTTACAATGGTAAATGTATTTTCAGTAGCACAAGAATTCGAAACATTCATTTGCTCTGGGGTGAACGCAACAGCAACAGCAATAGAAGTAAACAAGACCAATGCTGGGGTGAGAGAATCTGGAATCGTGAAGAACTTTCAAGAGGACATGATTACACAGATTACCAATGAGCAAGATGACCTACCATTCTAAATTGAAGTGCTATGAACTTATTTCAAATTTATATCAAGAACAAGTTTAGTAGCACGAGAGAGTTTGCAAGGGGGATGAATATGTCATTCCCCACTGCTCTCCGCTACTTGCGTAATCCAAAAGAACTTTCTATCTCCCATGCAATCCAGCTTGCTGAACTTACTGGAGATACATTGAAGGATGTAGTGGAGTATATTACTTACGACAATGAACTAATCTTAAAAAACATACACACACGCTATGGTAACAAAATCAGTGGTGAATAAACTTCTTGCATACTGCAGTACAAGGGAGTCACAAGAACTACTCAAAGAACTGGTCCTGCTTTCTATCATTGAACCGCAATTCATTATTGATACAATAGAGGAGCATCAAACTCTTGGAGATAAAGGGAAGGAAGGAAAGTACATAAGATTAGTTCTGGACTTCATCTGTGAGCATGCTGGAATAACTCATGATGAAATAATGAGCGAGTCAAGGAAGCGATACATCACGGACTCCAGACGAATGGCGATACAGTTAATCTATTCCGGCACACACTTGAATAAAAGTGCTGTGGCTCGTTTCTTCAATAAGGACCATGCAACAGTGCTCCACAATTTGAAGGGACATGCTAACTTCATGGAAGTGGATAAGAACTACCGGTACATGTATGAGATAATAACAGCACGTTTGAACTTTGCACAATATAACACACACGAAGATGGAAATGAAAATACAATACCTCTTGGAGCAGATGGACTTGCTCTTGGAGGAGATGAACAACTTGAAGCAGAGAGTCAGCCTGCTTGAAGAAAAGAAAAGCACCGGGAAGAAGTTCCTTCCTCCTACTCTGGAAGAAGTAGCAGATTATTTTCTACAGAGAGAACAGTTAGCCAGCACGGACGATGCTTTGAACTTTGCTGAAAAGTTTATAGCACACTACGAGCAGACGGACTGGAGCTATGGTAAGCGGAAGATGAAAGATTGGAAGCGTGCTGTGGTGAGCGCATGGGATACAAAAAAGTATGTAAACAAAAAAACGACTGAACATGGAATTGAAAAAATGGGACGAATCGCAGTTAGCGAAATACACAACTTCTTTAACAGAGGGTGAGAAGAAGTTTCTTTCTGTAATTAACTCCGGCAACAAAGTGAAGGATTGTCCTCTGCAGGAATTTAAGAAGATGATTGTCTTTGCTTCCGTTACTTATGGAGTCACACAGATGCCTTCTCCAGAGGAAGAAAAACTTTTATACCATGCTATTCATTCATCTTATCCACACAACACCATTGAAGAAGTGAATTACGCTTTGTTCTTGAATGCAACCGGGAAGCACTGGGAGAGAGTTCAATGCTTTAATTTAATTTCAATTCCATTCATTTGCGATTGCATGAACAAGTACATTGAGTGGGCACGAAAGATGAATAATGATTTGAAAAAGAAGGAGCTTCCCAAACCGGTTCCAGCTACCTCAGATGAAGATACAAAAGCAGTGGATTGGATAGCATGGCTTGAAAGGGATAAGGCAAGCACGAACAAGGGCTTCGCAGTTGGACTGGCTCGTATTGTGATTACTAAGCTGTACAATTTGCAAGTGCTTTCGGATGATGATATCCCAGATAATGAATGGAAGAAGTTTGAAGTCCAGACTTTGAAGAATATAAAAGTCAAGCAAAGAAACTTTATTAAGGTAAGTATAAAAGCGGAATTCATGGCTTGCTTGTATGAGTACCTACTTAAAGATGAAATGCTTTTTAACACCGTCATACAACGCTTAAAACAAAAGACCAATGAGCAAGAAACCAATCACTAAGAAACAACTGAAAAAAATGGTCATAAGGAAAGTTCCGAATGCTCGTTTCATTATTCATGACGAGAAGGACCAATCAAAAATAATTACTTACCACTGGGATGATGTAGTGGAGATTCGTTTCTGTATTGCTGGAGAGAGCAAAGAGAAGTTGATTGGAACTATTGATAAAGCAAAGAGGATTCTAAACATCAAGCGTATTCGCTCCCGGCACCTCTTCCAAAAAAATATGTCATACGGTTTCAATTACTACATACTAAAGAACGCAAAGTTATTCGATACCGTACACCTCAAAGATGATAAGGATGAATGGATGATACCAGTTCAATTCATATTGGATAAAGGTGATTTCAAGCATTTCAAAAACAGCGGTAACTTTGAACTCCAGAAGTTTGTTACATTGATTGACTTAACACCATACGAATACACACCACAGATATGACTTACACAGATAAGCAGGAGGAAGCACTTGACTACTTATCACCTCGGTGTGATATAGAGCAACTGCTTTATGGAGGTAGTGCCGGTTCTGGAAAGACATTGCTCGGCTGTGATTGGCAAATCAAAAGACGTTTGAAGTATCCGGGTACAAGAGGATTGATTGGTCGTGCAGTATTAAAGAAGCTCCGCTTATCAACGATGAAGACGTTCTGGAAACTTATGGCTGAGTACGGACTCCAGCCGGAAGTTCATTACAAGTACCATGGAGGTGACCAAGTAATTACTTTTTCCAATGGGAGCGAAATCATGCTCATGGACTTAGCGGATTCTCCGTCAGACCCAGAGTTCCAGAATTTAGGGTCGATTGAAATTACTGACTACTTTGTTGACGAAGCTGGGGAGATAAGTATGAGGTGCTTGGATATTCTTGATTCACGTACACGCTTCATGCTAACAGACTTTTGTAAAGCATGTTCGGGAGCAGGACTTAATACTGGAGCAGTTACCAAGAGGGATGAAAATAATAACGCACAAGAATGGAAATGTAAGCACTGTGGTGATTGCAACTCGGGACTAATTCCGAAAGGACTGCTTACATGCAATCCAAACAAAGGCTGGCTCTTTCATGAGTTCTATGACTCCCAGCGTAAAGGAACAATACGAAATGACAGATACTTCCTGCAAGCACTTCCGTCCGACAATCCACACTTACCACAAGCATACTTGGAGAAGCTGGGGAAACTTCCAGACATAGACAAAAGACGTTTGCTGTATGGTGATTGGGATTACGATGAATCAAAAGACCGCTTGTATGAATACGATGACTTGCTTAGGTGCTTCCGGGATGTATCCGAGCAGGAGGAAAAAGCAGGAGGAGAGTTTTTTATTACTTGTGATGTCGCCAGAGCAGGAAGGGACCGTACAGTGATTGTGCTCTGGAAAGGGCTTATGA